GGTATGCTATCATATATTCCGCTACATCTGTGGGGGATAAACTTGTATGTCTGATTGACTTTGGCGCTAATAAGTCAGTAACGTCGGGAACATTCACCATTCAGTTCCACGCAGATGGTATTTTAACATTGACTTAAGAAACGAGGTATAAATTGCCATCAATGCTGAAACCTGATGCAATAGAGCAAAGCGCTTATGTTGTCAAGGCAACACTTACGGACGAAGACGGAATATCCGTAATCCCGACAGCGTTGACGTGGACGCTAAAAGACCTCGCCGGAACAATAGTGAATAGCAGGGATGCGGTTGTTATAGCCGCTCCCTCCTATTCCGTATCGATATTATTGACTGGTGATGATCTTGCAGTCGAGGATTATTATTCAAATCAACGTGTTCTTATTCTCATGGGCTATTACAATTCAACACTACAAAATGATGTGCCTATAGCCTCGGCGGTGCTGTTTAATATCGAAAGGCTTACGACTTCACCAAGTGTGATTACTTTCCAGTCAGGAGTAACAGTGTCAACCGAACAAAACATCGCAGACATGTTGTCAAAACTTGCGATATTTCTTGACGATCCCGGAGAAGAGCAATTCTCAACATTATTGAAATTATCAATGTTAAATCAAGCGCAAGACAGATTACTAAATCTTGTTAATACGCATGTACTCGAAGAGCTTGACGTTGTGATCACTTCCCTTTCTCTCGATAGTAACGGAGCCTATGACCTCCGGGGGCTGGCCGTGCCACCCCATAACGACGAAAAGGGCATAAAAGGCGTACAAGTGACAGATGGGTATTTTTGCAGAAAAATATCATTTGCGGAATATCGCAACTATACCAACGGCGACAAGGTTTTTTCATCAGACGATCCGGTGTATTACATCAGAGCAAAAAAGATATATATCGAGCCGTTTTACGACGTCGACACAATAGACCTGCATTACATGAAGCATCCAGCATCAATGACCTATGAAGCATCTTCAACCGGAAATGTCGATTGTGAGCTTGACGACACGCTAAGAAACGTCATTGTCGGGCTGGCCTGTGAAAACTATGTTGATAAAACTTCTCAGGCAAATAGAGCTTATGAAAACGCCATGACATTTATCCAGTCGGAGAACTTGAACACAGCGCCGACAGACAGCCTGTTGTATGCGTCAAGAGATCACGACAATAACAGTCTTGATACATTCCCTACAATCTTTAATGTTTACGAGCCTTAATAATATGAAAAAAATAGACATAAGAGACTTTTTCGGCGTTCGCAGTAATGCAGACTCTGAAGATATTGACAAAGAATATCTTGCTGTATTGAAGAATTTTATTCCCAAAAACGGCAGATTGTTAAAAACATATGGTTATGGGGCCAAGCTACTTGATCCAATGCCATCCACAGCAGTCAAAAACATCAAAACTTTCATAAACAGCAATATAACAGAAGGGTTTTGGTATGTGGCGGCAGGGGCATATTCCGATTGGTGGGTGTATGCTTATTATTGGACTGGAACAGCATGGTCATTCTTGTCAAATATATCGACAACAACAGGAGCGCCTTTTTATCATAAACAAGTCAGTAGAAACCCTATTGTGCAAGATGGCGGCATATTACGGATATTACCCGGAAATGTTGGAATGGTAAGCGGGCATGAAGCAAAAGGCATCGCCATTGGACATATCGACAGAAAATATTTTGACGGAATTTATGAGCCAACGGCACGGTTTTATTCATATCCAACAGAAATATCAAAGCCAGTAATTGACTTTACTACAGAGATCATGGACGACGGCCCCTTTACAGCAATAAAGCATTACAAATTTAGTTATGTTTATGACGGCGTTCAAGAGTCGTTGCTGTCAGAAGTGTATTCAGTGAATTACGGAACAGATACTTTCCTGAAATTAACATTTGATATTACAATAGCAAGTCACAACAAAAGAATCACGCGGATAAATGTATATCGTTCAGATGAATTTGCAGGAACGTATAAAATAATACACGTTATCGACTTGACAAGAGAAGCGGGAACAATATACGAGAATACAAGTCAGAGCGCGTATAACGGCGAGTATTCCCTTTATGTCCCTGCATTATCAACATTTGAATTTGTGTCAATGAAGTATTATAAATTAAGGATTGGCAGCGCAACGCCTATCTTGATCGGGAACTGGAATGCCGGATTTGATAACGAGGTGTTTACAGCTTCGCTTCAACAAACTGATGTGCATTTTAACGAGCCGTGGATATTGGAACGATCAAATACGATTGGAGGAGTATACAGCGAGAATCCCTATGGAACGAGAGGAACAAGCGGAGGTTTCACCGGAGGCAAAATAATAATATTAGATGAGGATATTGGCGTTCATAGTCTTACCGGAGGCGTGATATATTACAGCAGCGGGCTCAATCTATCCGTGCGGATAATAGAAGCAAATTACAAAAAGGCGGTAAAGTATTCAGGCGATGATGTTTATTCAACTATATACCCACAAGCATGGAAAACAATAGGCATTGAAACAGGATTGTATGAAGTGGAAGACAACTCCACATATGTAAGCTATACGTTCTATGACACAAACCTAACTGTTGGCGAAGAACATTCTCTTGCAGGCGAAGTATCAACGAAAATAAATGGTGAATTTGCAATTTCCGCCTTTTCCAGATTGTGGCAAGGCAACATAGTTATTGATCCGGGCGGAGAAAACGAGATACATGAGGAATGGCTTTCTTATTCGGAACTTGGACAGCTTGACGTTAATCCAGCTTCAAACGTGTTTAATATCTTCACAAGAGAAGGCGGCGCAATAACAGGAGTTGAGGAAATGTTTGGAAAGGTTGTTGTGATGAAAAACCATTCAATCACCTCTGTTTCTCTTGGAAGCAGTTACAGCGACCCGACACAATGGTATATCAGGGAATCATCCCACAATATAGGCAGCATTGCAAAGAATGGTTATGTAGTTGTCGCAGGAAGCCTTTACGTTTGTTATTATGATGGTATATACAGGCTTTCACCAAACAACCTTGCAGAAACAGACGCGACGCCGACCGAAAGGTTAAGAATAAGCGATCCAATAGGCGACAAGTACAACAACCTGACATTAAGCCAAAAAGAAGCAATTCAAGCGAGTTATGAGCCCAGGCATTCAGAAATAATGTACACGCTTGGTGATGAAATATGGGCGTACAATATCGACAACAACCAGTTTCGTGAAATAGACTCAAGTGTAACTTTCTCAATAATGACGCATGATGAAAACGCTTCTGTAATGATTTACGATGAATCAGACGATCTTGTTTATAGCAGGGAACAAACCGAAGAAGTGGCCGCAAGCCTGAAATTAAAATCATTCTCAATTTCGGACGATAGGCAAGAAGTTATCAGATATGTAACAATAAACTACAAATCTACAGAAGACATGACGCTAAACCTTTATACTGAAAATTCCTCTACAATACTAACATCTTACACCATCCCAGCAAGTAGCATTATAATATCTACAAAACTGGCGATCCGTGAGAGAGCAAAGAAATTTACTTTGGAACTTATTGACGATGCAACGGCAAAAACAGAAATTGGCAGAATTACAATAGATCACGATTAAGGAGATGTTAAAATGAATGTAGCCGAAATGATGAATCTTCTCGCGCTAAGACTTGAGGACCCAAGCAAAACGAAATTTACTGATGCATTCAAGCTGAAAGCCCTTTCCAGTGCTCAGATAAAAGTAGCGCAAAGTCTGCACAATAACTACCTTACGGAATTACAGTATGTCAAGGAGAGCGTTACGGTAACAAGCGGCGCAACAGCAACATTAAATTCGGCATTGCTTGATCACAATGTTCTCAGGGGCGCGAAAGGTATAGTAAAAGTCAAGATACATGACGGCCTGTATTGTACCGAAATCGATATCAGAGACATAAAAAGAACTGAAAACCCCCTCATCCGTGGCACCACTCAGAATCCCTTGGTCTGGATATTTCAGAACAAAATATTTTGCAAGCCGACAACTATCGCGTCGATTGATGTTTCGTACATGAGAATGCCGAATGATTTGATGTATACGTTTGTTCAATATGCAGATTCTCCGGCAGCGGTAACAACCTTCCTTGGCTCATCCGGAGACGGCCTAAGCGTTGTAGATGATTATTACAATGGGGCAGTGATATGGTCTAACGAAAATGAAAGCTATCATGTCATAACTGATTATGATGGTGGAACTTTCACATTCACTGTTGAGCCAGCAGCCGCCGGAAACTTCACGGACAGCAACACTTTCTATTTTCTGACGCATTCTTTCGATGAACTTAATCTTGACAATGTTACATGCGACTTGAACGAATCTCTGCACGAACTAATTATTACTTTCGCAGAAGGCGAATGCTGGGCGATGGATAGCAATTTACCGCGCCGATCCGCCGCATTAGAAAATGCTTTCATGGAAGTAAAATTATTAAATGACCGTTACGTTGATGCGGAAGGTATCGGCACACGAAGCGACCGGAGGGGTTAATATGCCAGCATGGGTTTTACCATTAGCATTACAAGCAGGGTCTTCAATTGCCGGATACATGACAAAGAAGAAATCCCCCTCTTTGAAAAATACTGCATATGGACAGTATCTAAACAAGTTGGGCGATACGGGGAAGTATAATCCAGAAGCTCAGGCACGTATGCTTGGGCGTGTAGGCAGTCAAGCCGGCAATGTGGCACAACAGTCTAAGGCGAGTACAAAAGGCTATCTCGAAGCCCGTGGACTGGGTGGCAGTATCGCAGGGGCGAGGGCATTAGCAGAACCAGCGCAAGAACGTATGAGAACTGTATCGGATGCGGCGAACAGAATAACCGCAGAAAACGAATTGTCGAAAACAGAAGCAAAAGGACGATATGAACAGGCCAGATATTCCTCAGATGAACAGCGCCGGATAGAAGATAATAACGCCCAAAGCACATTGTTCAGCGGACTTGAAAAGGCAGGCGCATATGCCATGCAGTCATACGGCGCGAACAAGCAGGCCGAACAAGTTGATTTATCGGCCATGAAGCCAGAAGAGCTTTCAACATGGGCTTACAACCAGCCTGATTACGAAAAAGCTATTTTGTTTCTCATTGACATGGGGTTAATGTAATGAATCGACTAAGCGCAGAAGAAAGAGCTAAAAAATTTAAGTCTATCACTGGCCGTTTCCCGAAAGGGTATGTTCCTGAAAAAACAAAAGAACCGAAAGCTCCGACCGAAAAAATGGCAGCAATCAATCGTTTAGTAGAATCCGGGAAAATGTCTCGTGCATCGGCTGATTCATCTATTGCAGGGAAAAACTTTCCTACTCCCCAAGCTCCAACTGAAAGGGGATCGGCGCTTAATCGTCTGGTTGCATCTGGTGAAATGACACAAGGTGCGGCGGATTCCCTTACCGCAGGACTGACAAAGATACCCACACCTCAAATCGAGAAAAAGCAGACCGCAGTACAAAAATTAGCGGAACAAAGGGCAAGCCTGACAAGTCGAGCGATGAAAGGTGAAAAACTATCTCCTACCGATTCATTGTTTGTGCCTCAGATCATTCCCCAAAAGAAAACAGCAACTAAGCCGGATGCTGAATATAACAAGGGGAAAGAATCTCTGATCAAGTCAATGATGAAAGTCAAATCTTACGAGGAAGTGGACGACGGTTACGGCACAGAGACAATTGAAAAACAGAAATATGATGAAATCCAGGTCTTGAGCCTTTTCGACCATTATGAGAACGGGGCTATAACAGCCGAAGATGTGGCGCTTATGAAAGAAGATCCAAAACTAAGGAGTCTAATTACTGGACTGCTAAAAAAACATGGCAAGAGTAAAGTTGTAGATGGTGTTCCGGGTGGTGCTGTTCTGTTGCAAGGCTACAAGCACAAGGCCACAGGAAATCAAATATATGTACTTCCCAATGGAAAGTATTGGACTAAATAATGCCTATAATTGATGAAAACGACATAGTTTCAGAACAGATCACAGGCAATGGCGCCAAATCGAAAGGCCATATTGTAGCCGAATCCGACATAATAAGTGAAAATATACCCATCCTGCAGGACACTCCCACGTTAACGCAAGAGGCGCAAGAATCGCAGAACCGCCCTGTATCGACTCAACAGGCGACAACGCCGGATAATGTAAATATACAGCCTGTTGGCCCGTTAGGAATGTATCCTATACCTCCAGCGCGAAACATGATTGATGACATAAAGGACAGAAGAGAATCGCGAAAACAAGAACAAGAGGCGGCGGCGGCAGAGCAGATAAAGAAAGACAATGAACGAGTTGATTATATAGAAAAGCTCAAACAGCGATATCCCGACAAATTAAGCAACATTAACAAAATGAATAAAGACGGAGAATCACTTGAAACCATATGGGCTAACATCCGCCAAACAGCATCACTTGAGCAGGGAAAGCCACGAGAAAAAGGGTTATCTGTTGAAGAGTTGGGATCGCTTGAAACAGGGATACCGCCACAAGGCGAGGTGGTATTTGACACAAAAGATATACCACAGGCAAAGATTCAGAACGTCCTATCAATGGCTAAAGAAACAGGCATGAATCCCTCCCAGGCACTCAAGATGTATGATAAACTGACTGAGGGAATAAGAGATTACCCGACAAACGAAGAGCTTCTACTTGGAGCTGTGAAAGTACCGTTAGAAGCCGCGATAATGTCAGGTGTTGCCGCTGGACTTATTGCCGCGCCAGTCGCAACACTAAAAGGAGTAGCCGCGTATTTAGGAGTAAGTGAAATAGAAAATGCGGCGATATCAATAGGGAAAGATATTCCTTATGTCCTGGGTGGAAACAAAGGGCTTGTCGATCTGTTTGGCGAAGACATTTCTGACCTTGCGAAATTTACCATAGAAACAATCGACATGATAGGGAAAGGTGCATTGGCAGGAAAGGCATCGAGTTTATTAACAAAAAGCGCATGGTTCAGAAAATTAACAATAAGGCAACGTGGCTTTGTTGTCCTCGATACTGTTGAGAAAATGAAAAAGACAGGCCTATCTGAGGGTCAAATTATAAGAGCTGCCAAGAAAAATATGGAAGGTGCGCAAAAACGGGCATTTGTAAGAGAGAAACAAATAAAATATACAGGCGAATACGAGCCTCCAAAGGCAACTGTTCCGGGCGTAGCGCCGAAGCCAGTCACGCCAAAGATAAAGCCTGTTGTCCCAGTAGCCACACCAGTAGCCACACCAGTTGTACCAAAGGCTAAACCAGTAACACCGGGCAAGCCTAAATCCCCAGGAACCAAAATAGCCGAAAGACAAGTCGATAAGAGAATGTATAATGTAATGCGGCATGAGGACGGAACGCTAACGCTACAGGGGCGCGGAAAGAATAAAAAAACCGTCTTTCCTTACACCAAAAAGGAACACGAAAAAAGTGTTGCGCGGAAAGATAAAGCGCGACAGACAGCCGCAAAAACCAAGGCCGAAAAGATTATTATTCCACCTGATCAAGAAACAGAGGCAATGGCAAGGCTGAGAGTAGGAGGAAATTTCAGGGGGGGTCTTGACCTATTCGAGGGAATATTCATAGGTACATCTCCCATTGGTGGGAAGAAAATGGCCAAAACGACGCTAAAAGATAATTCTGATAAAGTCGTATCTGATTACAATGATTACGTGCAATTTAGCGACGACACGAGCTTGCAGCCAATTGAAACAATTAGCGATTTAATTGACATTGCACAGCAAGATATACTCAAAATAACATCAGGGGATACAGCCAAGAGAAGGGCATCAATCGAAGCTGAAAGAAAAGAGAACGGCGGATACACCAAGGCAGAACTCGATATGATGGAATCCGCGGACGCGGAATATCAAGAGGAATTAGCTAAACAGAAAGAGGCCGAAAATGTTGAAGAGTTTGAGACAGAAGCGGATCAAGTTGGCGAAAATGAAGCACAAAGCGAAATTTTGGAAGAAGTATCTGGAATTGAAGGCGATCAATTTGACGAAGAAGCAGCAGAAGACGCCTTCGACTTCTTTGACGACATAATCAATGAGCAAAAAACGAAGCCGGAAACGCCTGTGCCTGAGACAGTTCTCGAAGTAAAGCCCACACCCGAAAAGCCTAAAACAAAGACCGTGGACGCCGACCATACTACATCACTGGTTGATATGAAAGACTCATTAACAGGCGGAGAGATCAAAGCAGGTGAAGGCGTTTGGCATCTTATCGATACAGGCCAAGTAGTAAAAGAATCAACGTATAAAGCAATGACAGAAAAGGGAGCTCAAGAAAAACTATTTGCCGATGCCCCTCTTCCTAAGTCTAAAGTTAAGCCACAGATACAGAAAAAAGAAAAGGACAAGCCAACAGGATTTTTCGACACGCCTCTTTCCGGTAAAGAAGATCCTCAACAGAATATCTTTGGAGAACTCGAAGGAGCGCAAGACATATTCAAGAGGGATATTAACGCACCAAAGAAGGCAGAGCCAAAAGAAATAGATGATCCGCGATGGGCTAAGGCCAGAAAAATACTTGTCGAAGAATTTGCTTCAATAATGGGGATAATGGGGGAAGAGTATAATAATTTTATAATGGCCAAAGCATTGGCAGGTAAATTCAGGAAACAAATAAAAAAAGGCGATGTCGATCTTGTTGTTGAATCTTTGGACTTAATAGAAGAACTGGAAACAGAATATAAATTAAAAAAACCTGTTTTCTCAAAAAAACACGGTATATGGAAAGAAGTCGATGACGCGCTTTCAAGTGAGCGCGGATCGTTTAGACTCGGACAGGAAGAGAAAAAAGGTTCAGGATTTAAATTTTCAGAGGAAGAGACAGAACAGCGTTATCAAGAAGGCCACGGCATTAAACCGATACCATTCCGAGAAAGCGCAGAGGCGTCACTTGAAAAGGCTAAAAACTTATTGACGCGATCTTATGAGCATCTTCCAAACACAAAAGAATTTGCGCCACTCCAATTTGTTTTAAAGAAACTTGAGAAGCAACGGGCTGTTGCCTCAGATGAAACAATAAGAGTGCTGAAAGCAATAACCGACGACTTATCATATCCAGAGTATGACCTATTCGAGCGAAAGGTATTGATTGCGGATTTAGTTGCCACGGCAGATGACGGAATGGATTTACCGTATGGATTTACAAAAGATACGGTAAACATCGAGAGCGAAAGACTCATAAAAGAAATAACCGACAACCCCATCATTGCCAAAAAGATAAAAGCGCGTGAAAGAGCATGGGAAGACTTGAAGCCGAGATACATAAAAGCCTTGAAAGATGTCGGTGTTGATCTTAAAGACAAGCTAAACAGAAAGAATTATTACAGGCATCAGGTTCTTGATTATACAAAAGAACAAGGTCTTGCATCCGGCGGCAAAAGGCTTAAAACTCCTATTGACGCAGGGCATTTAAAGAAACGCAAGGGGAGTACGTTAGATATAAATAGCAACTATCTACAGGCTGAATATGAAGTAATGGCGAGAATGACTTATGATATGCAGGTGGCCGAAACAATAAAGAGTATTGACGATAATTTTAACATAGCGGATAAATTGAAAAAAGAAGCGAAAGAAGCAGGGCGACCAGCCAGCGAAATAGTGATCCCAGATGGATATGTTGAATGGCAACCGCAAGAAGGCAACACATTTTATACCGTGATGACCATACCGGAAAAAATGGCCGACCAGCTTCTAATCGGACAAGTTGAAGAGTTGGGAATAACTGCTGACGACATCAAGGAAGCCCACGCAAAAGGGCGAAAGAGAAAAACTTTTATAGTTAAAGAAGAAGTTGCGCTCACGCTTAAAAGTCTTACTGAAAACACGAATGTAAACGCAATATCAGCAGTACACAAAGCACTTTTGAACAAGTGGAAAATGTATCAATTAATATCTCCGCCACGATTATTCAAGTACAATGTCAGAAATATGTTCGGTGATCTCGACGGGGTAATTGTTGGCAGCCCTACAGCATTAAAAGAAGCGCCGTCTTCCTTTGTAGAATTACGAAAGATATATTATGGGACAAAACCACTGGAAGGCGAAATAAAGGAGTGGTTTGAAAGAGGCGGAACGCAATCAACGCTACAAGTTCAGGAGATGGACGATATAAACGACTTGGGCGTATTCAATAAATTACGTCAACCGATAGGAGAAAAAGGACTCCTTAAGAGAGCATCGTCGGTGTACTGGAAAACTGCCCGGACATTAACAGATTACAGAGAGGCAATTCTTAGATTCGCCGCATACAAGGACTATCTTAAACAGATGCAAAAAAATCTTGACGGAAGACCGGATAACTTTGGCGCATCTATTCCTGATGAGATTATGGGATTGCCTGACATAAGGGATCGCGCTTACTGGCTTTCAAACGATCTGCTTATTGCATACGACCGAACAAGTGCCATAGGCTCGAATATAAGCGCCCATATAATCCCGTTTTGGCGATGGAATGAGGGAAACGCTAAAAGGTATACCAGGCTATTAAATAACGCTAATAATAAAGACTTGTTCATGAAAGCAGGTAAAAAAATACTTGGCATCAAAACCTCGTCATTGTCACTGGGCGCACACCGTGTTATAAGAATCGGGAAGTTTGTATTGATGGCAAATGCTATGCTTGCCGCGCTACAGGTTTGGAATCGGTTTGTGGTTGGTGATACTGATGATGAAATTCCTGAAAATGTGCGGAATAGTCCCCATATTACTTTAGGGAAAGGGCCGGACGGCAAAGCGTATTATTTCACAAGAGTTGGATCATTAGGCGATCTGCTTGAATGGGGAAACCTCGGCGTCGCTCCTTACTATGTAAATCAATTGTACAGGGGGAAAATGAGCGTGAAAGACATAGCTCTTGACATGGCAAAAGCTCCCGTAAATAAATTTGCACAAGGGTTTGAGCCATTCTCAAAAACTGCATACGAAATTGCCACAAGGCAATCTTTATACCCAGACCTCTTTAAGCCGCGAGTGATCAGAGACAGAGGGCTTCATATAGCAAGGAATTTTGGAGTGTCGGAGATATATAAGGTAATTGCCGAAAAGCCTTCGCGTGGCCTTGCGCAAGCAGTCCCCAAGCTATTTATTTACAGAACCGATCCCGATGAATCTGCGTACTGGGAAATACTTAACGAAAAAAGGAGGTATTTGAAATCAAAAGGTCAAACATACACAGGTTTTATTATAACGCCACGAGGACAAGCACTCTATAATATTAAATTGTCGTTGCGATTCGGTGACAAAAAAGCAGCCGACAAGTATTTTGATATATACAGAAATAAACTTGGTGGCACAAAAAAAGGCATTAAAACATCTCTTGGCACAATGAATCCGGGGCACGGGATAAAGCGAGAAGAGCGCAAGGAGTTTATGGCATGGCTCGGCAAAGACGGAGACGAGAAATTAGCCAGGGCAATAGCATATTATGAATCGCTCATGAACTCCAAAATCTTAAACAAGAAAACTAAATGAGGGTGGTGTATGTCAAGCTCTATGGCAAGTCTTCTTAATTACGGAACTCCCGGAATACTCTTGCTTTTACTGTTCGCTGTTGGCTATCTTATTTTAACAATCAAAACCTTACAGAAAGAAGTCGCCGGCATTAAACGGGGGATGTTGTGGCCTGATACATACAAACAAGCGCAAGAGACATTGAAAGTAAAGCAGGACGAACAGGATCGCAGAATAACCGCTCTTGAAAATACATGCAAGCAGGACGGGCGCAACCTCAGAACAGTATGAAGAAAAAGGGATGATATGAATACTAATCACGCCATTACAGAACATTTCACTTATGAAGATTGTGTGTGTTCTTGTTGTGACAGGGTAAAGATCACAGATACATTCTACACCCACATGGAGAAACTCGAAACATTAAGGTTTAATGTTGATTTTCCTATCATTATTAATTCGGGTTATCGCTGTCCTCAACACAATAAGGATGTGAATGGATCGCCTCACTCAATGCACATGGAGTTTGCAACCGATGTGCGCCCTGAGAGGGATGATGCTATGGATGAAGATGATTATTTAAAAAGGCTTGAGTTAATACGGGCGGAAGCGTGCAGACTTGAATTTGGCGGCATAGGGACGTATAGAACATTTATTCATCTTGACACAAGAGAAAATGCAACACGATGGAAAGGATGAGAATATTGAAACCAAAAGTGTTGTTGTTTATTGCCGCGATTATTTGTCTGTCTCCGGTTCTCTCGCGTGCTGATATTCTTGATAAACCGGCAGAAATAACTAAAAAAATTATTATCCCTGATTGGGTGAAGGCCGAAACTCTTAAATGGGGAATGCTTTCATCTTTATGCGCTCATGGTGCATTTACCGGATTAGTTGAAAGCTCGAAGTACAGCGGGCATCATATTGTCGATACTGACGATTATCATGTTTACCGTTATGCTCAGGACATTACATCTTTAACGTCTGGCTGGCTATTGTATGCCACAACTATAAATAAAGACATATCGACCTGGGGCAAAATAAAAAGGATAACAGGCGCCGCATGTTTAAGAAGAAATTGCTTTGAATTAGCATATCGCGCCAATGTTACTGGAGATCCTTTTAACTATTCAGACAAATACACCTCGAATAAAAAAGCAATTGTGTATTTTAAATGGGACGGGAAGAAGGGAAAACTGGTAGATGTTTATGTTAGTGGAACAGGTGTCAATGGGGCATTGATCGACGCAGGTTTTTTTTTGGTAGGAATGTTGTTGTTTAAATAAATGGAGGTTCGCAGATGTTCAAAAGATTTATGTTTTTTCTTCTTATTATGATAATGGTTTCTCTTCTCGCCGCGCCCGTAGTGTTTGCTGGAATATTCGGCAGCGCGAAAGCCTTTATATCGGGTGAGATTATTGCGACTGTTCTTTCTCTTTTTGTTGTAATAATTACCGGAATATTCGGAAATAAATTAACAAAAATCATCCGAACATTTCGAGAGTTTGGCGAATTTTTGGAAGTAACCGCATCCGCCTTAGAGGATATAGAAATAACTAAATCCGAAATCACAGATATCGTGAAACAAGGTAAAGACATTTTGGAAGTATGGAGAAAATAATAAGCGACAAGTATATTCGGGCATCCCTTCCCGGATATGTGGCCGTCACTCTTCCGACTGAGAAGTGACGGCCTACCTTATTTTAATCATTAACGCAGATGTTTCCAATTATATCCCTTAACTCATTGCTTCCATCGCGTATAGCATCAAGTAAGGCATCCTCTCTGTTTGGCGTACAAGCCTCATGTAACGCCATTATCACACCAGCAATCATTAAAGCAGATAGTGAGTAAAATAATATCATCATCGCGCCCCTTATTTTAATCATAACTATATTCTTCAAATCGAGCGTTCTTAATCTCAGACCGACACATAAGAACGTATCGATACAGATTTTCAGGAACTGTAACATCTCTACGCTCAGCTCTTTTTACTACCATCATCCGCTTGTAATTCTTTGACGGGCAAATAAGGCCAACGCCATCAGGCAACTCTTCCGGCTGTATAATCCCCCTCGGCGCAGCAAAATAAAAATAGTTGCAATAAGCTAAATACTTTTCCCATTTCTTGTCACGCAAGAAATCCGACCTTGATATTTTTATTTCGTAAGCTGTTGAATAAGGAGCCATCCATGATCTCGGCATAACCCAGTAATCCATCATAAGCATTGTTTTGCAACCCTGAGACGGGCCGTTCTTACACTCCTTGACACCTATATCGTTCTTGTGCCTGATCATCAGCGAGTCCAGAATGTCTTTTGCCGTGCGTTTAATCTCCATCATGCTCATCGACCTCTTCCACCCCTCTTTTTGGCATAGCTTTCCTGTTCCATATACCCCCACTTCTGATGTTTCTCTGCGATGTACTCAAGACCATCAAGAGGCTCACCATAATATGCGATCTCCCATTCCGTGCCGTCAGGAATTTCCATGACAACCAATTTGGCATTCCACCCGTCTGCTTTGCTACCAAGCTCCTCAACGACCTGCACCAGAACTATGTCATCTCGTGGGATGTTATGCTCATTGACAAAACTATCAGACGAAAAGTCAGGTGTTGTGTAGCGACAATAATTATCGCTGACTACGCGCACGCCCTTTAATTCATAATATCTACGTGCGGCGGCCATAGAGAGGCCGTAATACCCCCACTTGCTTTTGTTAATGACGATTTTGATAGTTCCGATGTCCTTTCGGATTGACTTGACCGCCGCGTCAAAATTAGGAAACTCTTTGTATGATGTTTCATCGCTACAATTCCACCACAGCACAAGCAACAGCCCTGCTGTGAACACGCCGCCCACAAGAAACCCTACTATAAAATTTATCATAAAAACGCATTCCTTTCCAATTCGAGCCTGTACAAATCATATTCTTTTTTGTATTTTGGCTGGGGCACCTCTTCAATTTCGACCTCCCACCTTGGGGAATATGAATAATATTCTTCAATAAATAGCTTGACAATCAGGCAATCATCACGGTAAAAACTCATTGCGGTCATTGCATCGAGAATCATTTTAGCGATGTTGTCAATATCAGGCCGTTTGTCAGGGTATATTAGCCGCGCCTCGGCGGCTTCCTTCCACCAATCAAGCTTTGAGTTTGGTATTGGCATAAAAACCGTAATATTTATTGAGAGCGCACTGGTTAGTGGAGGATCAGGCCTGTACTTATCAAGCAATTGCATGAAATGTGCCTCAGCCTTGTCTTGTTCAGGGTCTTTATAAGTTGTGGTAAACGGTTTCTTGCTTTTGTCCTTTGGGATAATAGCCCTTGATCTGGCTCTCATCTGAGCCTTCGGTATCAAAGGAATCATAAACTCAATTTTTTTCATTATACTCCCAATTCAACTTTTAGATTTTCCGGTCGCATTAGTCTCTCAACCTTATGATCAATTGTTTCGCCAGTTTCAATCTCATAAACCCTGCGTTTCGCCCACAGGATGAACTTTTGAGACTCGGCAAGCCTCTTAAATGCCCTCTTCTTGTTCTCCTTCTGACTTCTCTCTTCTCTTGACTCACCACGCGCACCTGACGGCCTGTGAATAAACCGAACGCCTGAAGATGTTTTATTCTGCTTTTGCCCTCCATTGCCACCACAACGAAAGACTTGCATGATGATATCTTTCTTCCTGACTGAAAACACCAGCCCTTTCATGAATCCCTCCATTTTTGACATTTATTACATCGTGCTTGGTGTACGTGGTCTTTGTACCTGAAACGCCAACCTCGACCGCGGAGATACGCGATAACCGCGATTTTGCTCGTTGCCTGCTTCACTGTGACGCTCGATATGCCGCATGTGTCACACAGAACATCATAATCATGGCCAGAACAGGAGTTCCGGTTCTTATACACTATCATTTTTACGGACATTTTCTTTCCTCTTGCATTCAGGACAAAGAACAAAATTGCTCTGCCCTTTTCGATGTACGATGTGTTTCCAGCCCACGCCTTGCAATCGACGTGCGGCGGCCTTAATGCTGTAACAGTGTGTAATTGTTATGACCTTTAACTTACATTCGTCACACGTAAAAAAATAGTCGAATATTCCTGTTGAAACTTGTGATCTTCTAAAGCTCATAAATCACCTTTAAGATTTAAATAATTCATATCCTTTTCCTGATCTGTAAGGTTTTCAGCATACGGCTGTAAATCTTTCTTGATGTAGAAATCCTTGTCATGATCCAGAAGAAGATTAACCATTTTAGAAACAACTTTCTTCCAATCGATACTGTCTGCCCGCTTATCGTGATTCCATTTCCCCAAGCGATACTCGTCTACGTAACGAAATGAATGTATAAGCGTGAACGTGCTTTCAAGAGGGCTTATTATAGGCTCGAAGCTCGCCCAAGTCTTAATCCCTGCGTCATGAAGAACTCTCAGTGCTGACAACCTGTCCGCTGGCAACGCAGCATCCGGCTCCCATTTACGAGAAGAATCATTAAGAGCAAATGTAAATGTTGCGCCAACCTTGATATTGTCGAATTGCTTAAATAAATCCAAGTCTCTCAAACATCGGGATCCACCTTTTGTCAGTATTGCCACCGGAACTTGATATTTCAACAGAACTTTCAAAACAGCCCGTGTTTTTATGGTCATTACGTCCTCATGACAATACGGATCGCCGATAAAAGAAAGTAATACTTGATCATCGACTGGTTTTTTTGATAATTCTTTTTCGAGTCTGGCGACAATATCCTTTTTCGGTTCTGGCCTGTCCGGTGATTTCAGGAAGTGCATTGTTTTCATGTAGCAATACGTACAATGATGATCACATCCGTTATAAATGTTCAATGCCAGAGGCGAATACTCTCTTGCCTTGCCTTTCGGTACATAGATTAAGCTCACGATACTCCTATCTGCATCGTTCGGAAAACGCAACGTGTTCCTCGTGAATTTGTTGTGTGGCATTGGCTACGTCTATAGCTCTATTATTCGTATCGCATAACGCTAAGTCTGGGATATCTCCATTATAAAACACATTGTGCCCATTGCATTCTATTGTTTCTATAACAGTTGTTGCGGCCTCGTATCTTAACACAGGCTCGTAACGTACTCGCGTTTTTCTGCTGCCACGATGCTCATGTGTAGGCTTTAAAACAACTTTTCTCACATAATATATTTTATCGCCGAGTTTATGTTTTGAATCTTTTAACATTTTCAGTTTTGTAATTTCGTTTTTATTGTCACATTCTTCTTTCTCTTGCGCTCTTTTTATTATTACTGATGGCGCGTTTGGACATTTCGCCATATGCCCCCGGAATCCCTTTTCAGTCTTCCATGTTTGCGCCGGATACCCGGGATCTGAACAATTAAACGGACACGA